CATAGCCACCGAGGACGCAGCCACGGCCGTCATAGCCACCGAGGACGACACTACGGCGCTCAGTGCGGTGGGGCTTGCAATAATCGCCGCCATAGCCACCGAGGACGCAGCTACCGCCGTCATATCGGCGTAGGCGCTGCAACTCAGTCCGGCGAGGGTTGCGGCGATCTTGCCCATAGCCATGTTACTGGCCGATACTGCCCGCCACACCAAGGGGGTGTCAACGATCTCCCCGCAACGGGTAGCATCCCCAAACAGGTCATCGGCGTCCGTAAATTCATAAAACTGCCCCATCCAGGTGAGCACAGCGGCATCCGCCACGGAGCTGGCCAGCAACAGAGACAGCAGGGTGTCACTATTCTTGTCCGCGCTCCCAATGGGTACACCCAGCACCACGCTCACACCGCCAAGGTTAGCGGCAAACTCCGCCGCATGGGTCGGGTTGGTGAGGATGGCCTCCATTTTGTGGACGCCCTTGCGGTAATTGCCTTTGAGGGCTGTGGTGTAATTGATAAAGTCAAGCTGATTTACTCCCAGCATTATCTCTCGCCTCCATATTCTACCGCCAGGTAGTTTATTTTAACTTCTGTGGCGGTGGTCGTTGTTCCATTTACCAGCGTGTTGGCGCTGTGGGAGCTGCTGGATTCCGTCCCGCTGGCGGTGTAATAGGTGCCGGTCGATAGCATCCGCAAGCAGTAAAGGAAACCCTCCGCCGTGATGTTCTTGATTTGCACAATGCCGTCAAAGTCCTCCGGCGCGGCCACCACATTGGGCGGGGCCTCAAATGCCTCCCGGAATGTGAAAGTATTCCACCCGGCTCCGGCGTTGGTAAAGCTGCCCACCTCCATGGTGGTATCCTCCAACTCACCCGCGTCCCCACTGCCACCGCCTCCACTGGCCAGAGCGGCCAGCATTTGGATGGCGTCATCCGGGAGCATAGTGTCCGGGTCACCGCCCAGCATTTTGGCGGTGGCATCCTTGAGGAGCGTATTTTTGTTAATGGGGTCACCGTCTACCACGGGGTTATCATTTCGCGCCATAATGCCGCCCAGCGTAGTGCCCGCTGGCACGCCCAGCAGGGCGGCACTTACGGCATCAAGCGTGATGGTGATTTGCCCAGGGTTTAGGGGTTGTCTGTCTTTCATGCGCTACACCTCCCCGGCGTATAAATCGCCGCTGTAAAAATACCCGTCCATGGTGCGTTGCACCATGTCCTCCACATCAATAAGGATTTTCTCAATGTCATTGGCCTCTTGAGCGGTGAACGGAGCCGCGCCGCTGGGGGCGGCGGGGGTGGAGGCAAAGAGGGTCAGCGCCGTCCGTATTTTCCTCAAGTTGTTCAAATACCGCTTTGCGGCGGCGGGTGTGGCCCGGTCAGTCCACACCCAATCAGTGCGGGGGCTGACCACTATATCCCAGCCGCAAGCCCGTAGGCGCTCCGCTATGTAATACATGGCGTTGCCTACCCGGTTAAGGTCGGTAATGTCGTAGTACCCCGCCCGTGTGCGGTTGGTGATAAGCGTGTCAATTATGCTCACAGTCATCCCCCTCTCACTTTGATGCTCTCAATGCAGCCCCCGGCAAGGTCCGTGACAAGCCGCTGGAGGTGCCCGGTGATGGTCTTGCCCCCCAAGCTGGTGATTGTGGCAAGCTCGGCGGGGATTTCCTCGCCGGGGAGCACATCGCCCTCATCGGTGTATCTGTTTTGATAATAGGAATAGAGCCGTTGAGCCACGGCGGTGGCCTTGGACGGGTCCACAAGCGTGGCCGTGCTAAAGGTCTTGGCGCTATTCTTTGCGCCGGCCGGCAGCGGGTCTATTTTGACCGTGTGGATGGTGGTAGCATCAAGGTACTCATACCCGGACAGCACCACCTCACCAGCCACCGAAACGGTTACAACACAATAATTGGGGTGGACGGTGGTGAGCGTTGCCCCCGTTGCCGCTGTGATGGACACGGGGGTGTTAAAGGTGATGGTGTGCTCTCCCACGCCCAGCGTGGTCTTGGTTACCTCTTTCAGCTCATCGCTCAAGAGGTAGTTGTGAGCGGTCACATCTACCTGTGTGACCAGGTCCTCCAGCGTGATTTTGTGGCCCTTGATTTTGCGCCCCGGCTGGATAAGCGCCGTGGCGGTTGTGGGGGCAGGATAGAAACGCATGACCTCACTGCGGGTGGGGTCAAGTACCGCCCCGATTGCAAAGGCAATCTGCTGGAGTGCCGCCCTCTTGGAGCAAATGGGTAAATACCCGCTTATGGTCACGCCATCAAAGGCGGTGTCAATCTCAAAGGCGATGTCCTCCGGGGTGAGAATTGCACCCAGCAGGGTAGCCAACGGCACGGCGGAGTAGATGCCGCCCTTATACTCCAGCGTGTCAAGGATGCCGATGATGTCCACGCAAGAGAGTTGGGTGACCGCATCCACGGTGCCGGTTGCTGTCTGGAGGTAGTAGGAGCCCAAGGCCACCCGCGCCCCATCCACCGTTTTATAGGCGGCAATTTCCTGTTTCCACTGGAACAGCTTGTAAGCGCCCTGCGGGTCAAGCAGGGCAAAGCGCCCATTGGGTGTAAAAAAGGAGAGGTCCAGGGTGTTGACTGGTACCGTCAGCGTGACGGGGCTGATTTCCTCCGTCAGCTTGGCGGAGGTCACCCGCTTTGCTCCGATGATCTCCAGCACCCCAAAGAGGATGCTTGTAACTCGGAGGAAACGATGGGCGTATTGCATGGAGGGTATGGTGATGACCACTTTGCCGTAGTCCTCCACCTGCTTATCACAAAAATACTCCATGCTGTCCGGGGTAAAGTTTTCATTTGCCAGCAATCCGCCTTGCAGGTCATACCACTTGATATTGATGACCCCCGGCAGCGTTGCATAAAAGCCAAAGGTTATGCCCGCGCTGCTGTGATTTTCCGTAAAGGTCACGGTCAGTGTGGGTGAGTTGGCAAAGGTCTTGTCCGCTTGGGATAGCTCGGTGCTCCACCAGCCCCATGTGTTGGCGCTGGGGTTGTCGGGCATCCACACCTTGCTCCCGTTGAGCGGCCAGCCAAAGCCCGGCTCCATCGTGGCCACCGCTGGGAATGTGATGCCGTCCTCAAGGTTGATGTCCTCAATTCTGGCATATTCTTGATTTTGGGACACCGCAAAGGAGGCGTCCGCCCTCGCGGTGACATCCCAAAAGCCAAAACGAAACTCGCAAGAGGTGGTCATGGCCTACACCTCCACCGGGACGGTACCCGTAAAGGTGAGCGCCAGGTTATCCCAAAGCACCTCGCTCCCGTCATCGTTGATGACCTCATCCGCGATGCCGTCAAAAACACCCGTGTAGGTTTCCACCGCGCCGGATACTCCCGGCAGCTCCACGGTGATGTCATCCGTTGTGGTCTGGAGCGCCGCCATAAGACTGTTATAGGCGGCGCTCCCAAAGTTGCCCACGGACAGGGTAAAGTCCATGTAGGTGGCTCTCACCTCACGATGCACAACCCCGTCCTCCGTGGTCACTCTGTACTTTTCCTCTCGCCGGATGCTCCGGGCCACGGAGGCGGTGCCCACGGCGTACTCTATACCGTTGATTTTTAAGCCCATGGTGTACCTCCTTTAGTCCTCCATGCTGTCACCAACACGGTTGTCCTCGGTCTTGAGCCGCAAGCCAAGCATCCGCACCAACTCATCCGTGATGCCATCGCCCTCAATCTGGGCAACCTTCTCCACGGTCTTGGTGTTGGTGTGTACCTCGCGGGTAACCCCGCTGTTAGCGGCCTTGCCCTCCGCCTGGGTGGCGGCGTTAAGGCTGATTTTGTTTGTTTCCGCATCAATCGCGGCTTGCATCTGCTTACTCATGCCCGCCATTTCATCCTCAAAGCCCACAAAGAAGCCCTGCGCGGTGGGAACGCCCACCAAGTCCCGCATCTTCCGGCTGGGGCTGTGAATGTCAAGCGCGGCTTGCATGGTGGCAATGATTTGAGCGGCAATGCGCTGGGCCGTGGCAATCGCCTTTTGTCCCTCAATGGCAAGTCCCTCATTGAAACCCGCCATTGCATCAACACCGACATTGTAAAATTCACTGTGCTTGGAGAGGATGGTGTCACACATGGTTTTCACCGTGGCGGTGGATACCGTAACAACATCCGGCTGCTTGGCGATGACCGCCGCGCATAGGGTGGTCATTACCTGCTGTGCGGCAAGCGTGACCTTGCCCAACTCACTGTTGACTGTGGAGCAAAAGGTGCTCACGCTGTTGCTTGCTACCGTTTTTACATTGGTCAAGGCGGCTGTGGCGCTGGTGGTCAATTTGCTCATCAACTGGGTGCCGGCGTCACCGCCGCCACTTCCGAGGGCGTCCGTCATATCAGAGGACAAGCCGCCCACGGTGTCCAGCAAGGAGCTTTTATTGCTTGCGGCGCTGTCATCTACGCCCTCGGTAAAGCCATCAATGGTGTATCCGCCGATTTCAGAGAACACCTTGGAGGGGCTATGGATGCCAAGGAAGTCCTTGACGCCGTCCACAACGCCAGAGAAAAAGCCCGTAACCTTGTCTTTTATCCAGCTTGCCATAGAGCAAATACCGTCCCAAATACCCGAAACGATATTAGCACCTATGTCCACAATGCTGCCCGCCAACCCTGCAAACCCCTCCACGATAGCCGTTACAATCTGCGGCACCGCTTTCACGATTTCCACGATGATGGTAGGCAGGTTTTGGATGAGGGCAACAAAGAGCTGGACACCCGCCTCAATGATGGCGGGGATATTATCCACCAAGGCATTGACAATGGCCGTGATGATTTGCGGCAGGGCCGTCACAATGGTGGTGATGATCTGGGGCAGGGCTTGGATGAGTGCCACCAAGAGGTCAATGCCCGCCTGTACGATGAGGGGCAGGTTGTCCAGCAGGGTGGTGATGATGCCCGTGATGATCTGCGGCAGCACCGCCACAATGGTGGCAATTATCTCCGGCAGCGCGGTCACCAGCGCGGTCAAAAGCTGGATGCCAGCCTGGATGATGGCGGGGATGCTCTCCAGCAGGGCGCTCACCAAGCTGGTGATGATGGTGGGGATAGCCTCCAGCAAAACAGGGATTGCCGCAATTAGGCCGTCCACCAGCCCAAGGATAAGCTGGAGCGCTGCATCCACCAGCGCCGGGAGGTTATCAAGGAGCCCCTGCACCAGCGTTGTGATGGCTTGAATGGCGGCGGGGATAAGCGTGGGGAGTGCCGCCGCAATGCCGTTTGCAAGCTCTGTGACAAGCTGCACGGCGGTGATTGCCAACTGGGGTAAAAGGACAAGGACGCCGTTGACAAGGCTTGTCACGATGCCCACCGCGCCCTCTGCGAGGGCTGGGAGGTTCTGCTGGATACCAGTGAGCAAGGACTGGAGCATCTGCACCCCGGCATCAATCATCTTGGGGGCGAGGTTGGCCACATAGGTAACCGCCTCGGCCAAGACATTGCCCATGGCCCCAACGGCTGCCTCCAGGCCGCCCTCATTAAAGGCGTCCGTGATTTCGCCAATCCAGTCCGTGGCCATGCCCGCCGCCTCTTTCAGCGGGTCGGCCATGCCCTGGTAGACGGCAATGCCCAGGTTGGTCACGCTCTCCTTGAGCACTCCAATTTTGTGCTCAAGGGTGTCCGTTACCTTGTTGTAGGCATCACCAACCACATCCGCCTCAGTGGACATAGCTGCAAGGTTATCCGCAAAGGTTGCGCTATTGTCCCCGGCCATTGCGAGGGCAGACTTGCCCGCCTCAATGGAGGAAAACAGGTCAATCATGGACAGGCCGCTCTCATCGGCGTAGTCACTCATAAGGTCCAGGACCTCATTGAGCGGCACACCCGCGTCCATCATTTCCGTGAAACTCATGCCCGCATACTCGGTGCCCTCTGCGGCCTTTTCCAAGTTATTGGCGGCAATCGTTCCATTCTTGCCCAGCTCTGCAATGAGGCTGTTGAGCTGGGTGGTGGCCTGTGCGGTGGGAGTGCCTTGCGCGGTCATCGTTGCCAATGCGGCACCAACATTTTCAAAGGACACGCCCATTGCGGCGGCGGTCGGGGTAACCTGCGCGAGGCTTGCACCCAACTCATCCACCGTGGTAATGCCCTTGTTCTGGGTCTGGAGCATAACCTTTTGGATGCTGTCCACGCTGTCAAGGCCCTCGCCGTAGGCGTTCATAACCTTGGCGGTGGCCGTTACGGCGGTATCAACATCGGTAAAGCCCGCCGCCGCCAGCTTGGTGCAGCTCTCCATGTAATCCATGGCACCGCCCATGTCCTCGGTGACCGGGATGCCAGCGGAAAGAGCATTGTAAAGGCTGTTGCTTATGTCGGTGGCGGCCAGGCCGGAGGCACTGGACAGGTCCAATATTTTGGCGGTCAGCCCGTCAGTATCCACCGCCACATCACCGAACATGGTAGAGGTGCCGGCAAGGGAGGTTTCAAACTCGGACCCCACTTTTGCCGCCGCCGTTGCCAACCCGGCTATTGCCGTAGCGGCAGCGGTGACGGCCGTGGCCACACCCTTGAGTGCGCCAAGCGCTACATCACCAAGGGAGTTTAGGGATGTCTTAAATTCTTTGTCATCGCCTGTAATTTCGATAACAACGGAGCCATCGGCTGCCATAGTGTCACCACCTTTATGGGACACCATCGGCTCTCTGGCACTACTTGGTGTTAATCTTCACTTCAAATTCTTTTTTACACTTGCGGCCCTTGCACCTCACCCAGAGGCCACGGCAAAGCGCGGTCTTTGGGTCGTAGGTCAGCGGCATTTCATAGCCGCAAAAGGGGCAGGTGACTTTTACTTGGGTCTTTTCAATCGGTCCCACCTACTTCCGTAAAGCGCTGGGCAACATAGTCCATCATGCGCTTATTACGCTCCGCAAGGCTCACCGTGCTCTCCACGCTCCTCTTGTTCTTGATAGCGTAGATTTTCCGCATTTTCTCATATAGCTTTTTCTGGGCTTTGCCCATGCCCTTGAGGTCTGCGGTACGGTAACCCATGACCTTGACAAGCTCGCAATCAGACGGCAGCCCCCGGAACAGCGCCCGGAATTTCCACCAGTGCAAGCCCTCAGCATCGGAGAGGTCAATGTGGTACTGACCATAAAAAGCGGCAAAAATAAGGTCGGCATCCTGCTCAAAGCAGTATGCCTTTTTTGGTTGCCCGCTGCTTGCTCCGCCGCCGCTTTTTTCCGTGTCCGCCCCGCATCGGTAAAACCAAAGCAGGGCATCCATGGCCCCCTCAATATCGGGGGGTGTCTGAGGATAATAGAGGGACAGGGCTTGCACAACCTTCTCCGTGTCCTTTATCGTTGGGTCCTGCATTATCAATTCAAAGAGGATACCAACATAAAACTCGGTGTTAATTGGCCAGTCCTGCCCCCCGATTTTCACGGATGTGGGCAGCGGGTCTATCAGCAAATTCACTGCTTGGCGGTTTTAAGAGCCGCCCGCCGTGCGGCACGGTTGGGGGCGGCGGTGTCCGCCTCCACCTCTTTCATCATGGTATCAAGAGCGGCTTTCTGTTCGTCCACGGCCTTGATAAAGTCTCGGAAAGTGCCAATGCACTCTATAAGGTTGGTGCGGGGTCCAAACAACTCCTTGTGGAAACCCCCGCCAAAGATGGTGTCAAAGAAGTTGAACACGGCATTGCATTGTCTGCGGATGGCATCGCCAAGGGTTTCACCGGCCTTTTTGACCGCCTCATCCCTCGCGGTTTTTACCGCGTCCTCGTAGAGGTCTGCGGTTTCGGCATCAAAGATGTCAAAATCCAGCTCCATATCCTTGAAAATCATGTTTTACTCCTCCTTGTTGCCGTTAAGTGGCAGAATAGGTGTATTCGGTGGGGGCATCGCCGGCCTTTTTCAGCTCAATATCAATCTCGCTGCTTTCGCCAGCATCGCCGGAGCCATCAGAGTTGACGATGATAGAGCACTTGCCCTTTTCGCCCTTGCCGTTGAGGATGCAGAAATAGACATAGGGGCGGATAACCGCATTGCCCGTGCCATACTTCACGCCATGCCCCAGGGCAAAATCCTGGAACGCATCGCCAACATAGCGGTCACCACTGACCGCAAAGCTGCGCTGGTTGCCCGTCTTGGTGGTGGACTGGCCGGCGCGGATGTACTGCTTATCCTGGGTTACGGGGTTGAGCTGGGCATCCAGACCGGCAACACCCAACTGCACAACATCATAGGCCGTGACAGCGGCGTCACCATCGGCGGAGCAATCCACCGCCAGGACAAAATCATCATTGGTGACAAAGCCCTCATAAGTGGTGCTGGGCGTTCTGCCCGTCATAAGCTCGGTAAGTGTCATTGTTACCTTTCTCCTTTCTGGTAATAGGACAGGCGGCATTGAATTTGATACCGCGCTGTGTCCGTGTCGGGGGCAAAAATATAGCCGGAGGTGGTAACCTCCAGCTTGCTGCCCCTGCGCCCCTCCCCAAGGTTGGGGAAATTGTGGGCGCGGTTTTGGCTGTCCAGCCATTCCTCAAATTCCTCAAAGAAACAGAGGTTGTCAATCTGCTGTCTGATAAGCGCCCCATAATAGGCACGGGTTGCAAGCACAAACAGAAATTGCCGATTGCTGGAGCCGTCAAGGTACTGCTTTGTAACTGGTTTTACCGGGACCACATCCACGGAATAGGTCGCGGCCTCCGGGGGTAGAAAATCCACATGGAGCTTGCCACCCGCCAGCAGCGGGCAGGTAGCAAGGTAAGTGCGGACGGCCTCAATAATGGTCATTTAGGTTTACCTCCCACATAATCAGCCACCGCCTTGGTGACCTCATCGCCACGGTCCGCCATCATGCGCTTATCCCACTCCGCGCCCCTCATCGGTGCGCCGTTGTACTTCAAAGCGCGGCCGGTGCCCACTTTAGGCTCACCGCTCTTGGCGTAGGGGCTGCCAGTCCGTGCGCCCACCATGAGCTCACCGACATACTGAAAGTTAGCGTAAGGGCCCCGGTAGGTGATACTGGAGCCATCGCTTGCAATCACATACCCCTCTTTCATGTGCGCCCCTGCCCCGGAGGACATTGGCACATAGGGGTCAGAGAGGCGGGCAACGGTTTCAGCCAGCAGCTTGGTGGCGGCGGTACTGCCGCCCAACCCTCTGGCCCGCAAAATTGTGGCGGGGTTGATGTCGGGCTTGATAACTACATTGCTCACTCGCAGATCACCACCAGATGGGGCAGTCCGCCCCGGCGATTATCGCCCACGGTCATCACCTTGCGGGGATGGTACGGGGCGAGGTCGGCAGGTTTTTCCACAACAGTCCCCAAGGGTAAAAGCCCCCGGATGACCTGGTCCCCAACCTCCGGCAGTGGGGCAGAGGCGGCGATGGTGGCGGCGGGTATGCGGATGCTGGAGGCATTGGAAAACACCAGCCCAGCGCCCTCCACCCGCACCTTGGTCTTATCGTACCAGCTCGCGCCGTCAAAGACCGCGGTGGTGTAATTCTCGCCGTCACACTTGATGAGGGTGATACTTTGGTCACACGCCAACATATCAGTCCACCCCCCGGTAAAGGAGGCCGGTGCCGCCAAGATAGAGCGCAGCAGCCTCCCGGAGGCGCTGCTGGTCTGTCTTGGCGTTGCTGATACCCGCAACATAGTTGACGCTGATACCGTCATTGGTTTCCGATGCCACCCCACCCCCGTGCTCATTGAGCAAGAGGGTGTCCACCACCTCACACATGGCCAGCTTGACCCGTGTGAGGGTGGCGGCGGGGAGGCTATCGGTAATGCGGTCAAAGGTCACCCGGTCAAGGTAGGCGGACGCCTTAACGGCGAGGCGGTCAAAATCCGCCTCGGTCGTCAGCCCCTTGAAAGTGCTGGTGTAAAAGGGATAATCAACGGTAATCAAAGCGCCCGCCCTCCTCTCTTATTCCTTGGGAGGCTCGCCGCCGTTATCGCCAGCGGCCTCCGGGTGCTTGGTTTCAATGTGCTTGGCAAGGGCCTCCTCGGTCTTGTACTCCTTGCCGCAATAGGGGCATACCAGCTTTTCAACCTCTGCGGCAGCAGGGGCCTCAACGGGTGCGCTCAATCCAACTTTTCTCATGCCGCGCCTCCTTACGCCTTATGGGACAGGTACAGACCCGCCACCTTGTTTTTGTAGACATCCACGATGCCATACTTGCGGTACTTGGAAATGTAGGCATCACTGCCGGGGTTGTTTTCGGGGAGAATGATAGCACTCGCGGTGTGCTTATCCCACTTGAGGACAGCGGGCTTGTGGACAATCATAAAGTTGATGTCTTTGCCGCCCGCATCGGTCATTTCGTAGTAGCTGGAGGTGCTGGGGTTGCCCGTGGGGGAGGCAACAGCGGTGTAGGTGCTGCCGCTCTTGGTGTAATAGGTCTTGCCGCTGGTTACCGTGGTGTCAGTGGATGCCGCATAGGTGGGGGCGGCCTTCTTGTAGTGGCCCAGCTCCTCACCCGTGGTCTTGCCATCCAGCAGGTCAATGGCCGTGTAGAAACGGCTCTGAGGCACTGCCTTACGAACCGCAAAGGCATTGAGCACTTCGCGGGACTTGGTGGTGTCCAGCGCCATGATGCCGTTGAGGAGCGTGGGGGTAGCGTACAGGATACGGCCCTCCTCCGGCACCTCATCCTCATCCATGGTGTTCTTGGCGGTCAGCAGCGCGGCGAGGAAGTCGGCAGCGCTGGAGTAGGTGGCATCATCCGCCTTGCTGATACCAGAGATACCCGCCAGCGTGGCAAAGGTAAAGGCATCAGCCTCCGGGGCAACCTTGGTGCGCTGGAGCTCTGCGCCAACCGCGCCAAAGGCAAGGTCAAAGCTCTCCTGGTTGTCCATGGTATCCACCGCCAGCTTGGTGCCACGGTCATAGTTGAAAGTGGCCGTTTTCCACACCAGGGAGACAGAGCCGTCAGTGTAACCACTGTTGCGGTCATAATCACCCAGGCCGGTCACATCAATCTGGGGGTAGATGAGCTCATTGACATTTGCGCCCTGTCGGATGAGCGCGGGGTTGCTGGTAAGGTCTGCGGTGACGGATGCACCCTTGTAAACCTCATCCAGCAGGTCAGTATAACCCTTTGCGAGTACAATACTATTCGCCATAATTATTTACCTCTCAATCTTTCTTTTCGGGGAGGCCCATGGCCGCTCTTAATGCGGCATCAGCCCCCAGGCTGGACCCGCCACCGCCTCCGCCACGGGAGAAAGTGGGGGTTTTGTCATCTTCCTCCGACACAAACGCGCCGGGGTCGCTCTCCTGGTAGGTCTTTCTAAAGTCCTCCAGGCCAAGCAGCTTGCCCTCCTGCAAGGGCAGTTTCTTGGCAGTCAAGTCCCCAATAAAGGCCTTTTTGGCGCTCTCACTGGAAAACTTAATGCCCGCCACGGCATCCTTGACAGCAAAGCCATAGTTTGCGGTGGCAAGTTGGTCTTTGAGGGCCTGGGTATCGGTGTTGTACTTGGTTTCCCACTCGCCGGCCTTGGTCTTGATGCCGTCAATGTCCATGTCCTTGTAGGACTTAATGGTGTCATTGGCGGTGGTGAGCTGGGTCTGCAAGCCGTCACGCTCGGTGGTGAGGGTGGTGATGGTGTTGTTTTTCGCCTCAATGTCCTTGCCATTCTCCGCCATAATGGCGTCAATGGCGGTCTTGGGCAGCTTTACGCCCTCGCCCAGGTCAAGACCTTCCAAAAAGTCTCTTTTCATGGTGTTCCTTTCCTCCGCTACGCTTTGTTTACGGGGGTGGCATCCCCTGCGGTACGCCCTTGTTACGCCCGGCGTGGGGCAAAATTGGTATGAAAAAACCGCCCCTATGGCGGTTATTCATCAAGGTTGGGCAATGCGTTCTCTCTCCCGTTGGCGCTTGAGGCCAGTTTGGTCAATAAAGTCCGCTTGCTTTTTGTTCCACTCGGTCACCTTGCGGGTGGCCTCGCTGGCATCCATGCCCGCCGCTTTCATGGTAGACGCCTCCCGTTTCCACTCCCGGATTTTGCGCTCAATGTGGCGCTGCTGCTGGAGGGTGTCATATTCGTCCATGGTATGCCCGTTGTAGGTATATTTTTCCTTGCTGTACTCCTTGAGTAGGTCCTTGGAGTAGGCACGGGGGAAACCCTCAATGTAAGGTCTAAAGCTGTGGGAGCAATTCCACCCTCCAAGCCCAGGCCCGGAGCCGTAGCCTGTGGACTGGACAAAGTCGGGATATTTGGATGATTTGCCGGACCGGCTGAAAATCTTGCCTTGCCACTCCGCATGGGAGGGCCTGGCCCCGGCGTGTGCGGTGACTTCCACCAGATCAACACCCAGCTCATCCGCCCGCGCCTCCTGCATCTGCATGGCCGTCTGGTTGACCCCGGTGACGGTTGCCCGCCTCACGGCCACCTCAATGCTGTCTATGTGGCCGGTGGGATATTGGATGGAGCCCACACCCTGCTTTGCAAGGCTCTTGAGCGCCCCCTTGACCGCCGTGGCGGGGTCAATGGCCCCGCTGCTGATTTGCATATAGGCCCGGTCAAGTGCCCGCTCAAACTGCTTGGAGGCGGTGCGGGCGGTGGTCTTTGTAAGGTTGGTAAAGAGGCCGTTGGTCTTTTTCAGCCCAGCGGCCAGGGCATCCTTGACAGCAGCGGACGCGGCGGCCGGGGAGGAGGAAAGCCCCGCCGCCTTATAAAGCGCCTCATCCGCTGCCAAGGACTTCATACCAGCCTCCCGCATTATGGCGGCCAATTCCTTCCGGCTCTTGCCCGTCAAGCGGCTTAACTCCGCCACAATGTCACTCTGCAAAGCGCCCATTTCTTCAAGCACTTGCATTTGATACTGGGCGGCAGGTATGAACATATCAAAGCCATTGATGCGCCGTGCCATATCGGCAAGGATGTCCATTTCTGCCTGTGCATACAGGTCAACCAGGGCATCCGGCACACCTTGGAGATATTCGGGGGTGAGCATGGCCTATCACTCCTCAAACATGGGCGGGGCCTCGGCGGGCATATACTCCGCTTTTGCCTCATCCTCTGTGATGCCAAAGTACCACGCCAGCAGTTTCTCCGGCTTGAGGTATCCGCTATCTGCCAGCAGCTTACGCCGTGCAAATTCGGTGTCGGTGTTCTCCATGACACCATCCCCCCAAGTAAAGCCCACCTCATACTCACCACGGGGCGCGAGTTTATACAGGGAGGCATAGAAGTCCATGACCCACACCAGATGCTCAAGAGCGCCCTGGAGGGATTTTTGGATGTCACACACAGCGGAGTAACTGCGCTGCTTACTGGTCTTGATTTCCTCCGCCGTTTTCTCCACGCTCATGGGGTCGGACAGAGTGCCATAGGACAGATAGCAATTAAACTCAATACGCTTGAGGATTTTATCAAGCCCATTGAAAAGCGAGGTGTCACGGATTTCCGGGCTAAAGATTTGGTAAAGGTCACCGCTGGTGCCCTGGTCAAGGCCCAGCTCCCGGAAAAGCCGCTTGCGGCGCTCCGGCACCTTGGCCGGCTTGCCATCGGGGCCGTTGGCCTTTAGTGCGCCCTCGCTGGCATCAATCGCCAACTCACTGCCCTCATACTCCCAGAGGATGCGGCTATACTGCTTATCAGCCTCTTTCACCAGCCCCACGGCGCGGCTATAAATGGACACGCCCAAGGGGCTTGCCGGGTCAACATTATTGGCAAAGGGCATCTTGAAATAGGCGAACAGGACACCCTCCGGGGCGGTACCGTCTTTATACTTGATGATCAGCTCCGGCTCAAGGTCTGCCCACTCATCCACCGCGCCAAGCTGGCAGGGTGTTCCAAGGTTGGACTGTGTCATGGACATAAAGGCGTGGTTTTGCACGATATACCCGGTATCCGTGAGCTGGTGGTGTTCCATGCGGGTGTAATAGGTCTTGCCCTTGGTGACCTGCTCCACGAATACCGCGCCCGTGACCTCCCCCAAGCTGTTGAAAGAGGTAGGCAGGAAACGCCAAGCGGGAACACAATCCACCGCAATGCGCCCGCCATCCACATAGGGCTTGAATACGATGCCGCCGCCTGCGGCAGCGATCTCCGCATTGGTGCGGATACTCGCAAGCACCCGCTCATATTCGCCTTGCAGGAAGTCAGCGCGGGGGCTGCCCTCCACCTTACTGGACATTTCCACGGTGGTGAGGCGGGCGATTTCCCCGGCGATGGCAGCGGGTAGCCCAAGGCTCTGGGTGTTGTCATCCAGCCACTCCGCTTTATCCTGGAACATGAGCGCCCAGGCATCAATAGCGGTCTGCATTTCGGAGCTGACCGCCACATCCACCTTGAGCACTCTTTTTGCATCATTTATGTGTAGCATTTTGGAAAAAACACCTCTAATCCATGTAATAAATCGTTGTAGCATGGTTTACTGCCCCTTCCGTTTCCATACCTGCTCCATGCCGTAGCGCACGGCATCAATGTGGTGGTTGTTGGCATCGGGGTAGCCGCTTGTGATTGTGCCATCCTGCGCCCGCTCATATTCGTACTCGGTAAACTCCTTATAGGTGTCCGGGCACCGGGCGGGGTCAATGACAATCTTGGTGAGCGATTGCAGCCACTTGTGTGAATAGTCCACACTGCCCGGCCCCTTGATAGCCCCACGGCAGAACAGGCCATAATCTTTATAGTCCTGTACACTTTTCGGCTCGGCACTGTCCGCCGTGATGCGGTCATTGCCCGTTATGCCCAGCTTAAAGAGGGCGTCAGCCGTTTCCCGGTTGCCGGCCTTGTACCGGGTCAGCTCACCAAAGATGTAGAGAGTGCGGCGGCCGGCATCGTAGTGCATCCGATTGAACGCCCACGGGTCTGGGTAAAAGCCCCAGTCAAGCCCGTTATAAATGCGGTCAAAGCTCTTGATTTGCTCATCTGTGATGGCGTCACCTGCGACATTGTCAAACACCGCATTGCCGGAGCCGGTAATCTCGCCAAGGTATTCATGGGCATAGGCCTCCGGCTTGGTGTCCCGTAGGTGCTCCGCGTCCATGATGAATTGCTCACCCAGCCACTCCCGTGGCACCGTGAGGTAAGTGCTGTGATGGCAGACAATACCGGGCTTGCCCCACTCTATGGGGTCATTGACCCAGGAGCGTTGTGACTTGGGCGGGTTGTAGGAATAAAACACCGTAAACCGCGCACCACCACGAACAACAGATTGCTGGATGCTGCGTATTTTCTCGGCGTTCTCAAACTCATCCAGCTCCTCAAACCAAAGCCATTTGATATAGCCCTTTGACACCTTGATGGACTTGGCCTTTTTAACCTTGTCCGCGCCACGGAACAGAATGACCTGCCCCGTGGGGATGTAGGTGATGCGGAGCGGGCTGACCGTGCCGCGCCACTTGTGCGACACCCCCAGCTTGTCAATGGCCCACATCAGTTGCTCATACACACTATCGTGGAGGTTTTCTTTGTATCGGCGGAAAACCACCGCATTGGTAAGCTCCCCCGCCTGGGCGTCCTTCATCATGCCCAAAATAATCTCACTGCCCACAAAGCTGGACTTGGTAGAGCCACGCCCACCGTCCAACTTGTAATAGGTGTGCGCCCCACTCACCACATCCCGGTGCAGGTCGTAAAAAGAGGGGGCTATGACCTCAGTGAGCTTAACCTTGTCCGTTTGGGATGTCATCAATTATTTGCACCCCCATGTCACCGTGCAGGTTGATATTGTCGGTGAACATTCCAAAGTGCTTGCCCAGCAGCTCCAGCGCCTTGAGCTTATCCGCAACCTTGATTTCACGCTCCACCCCCAGACCGTCAGCGGTCGGGATGGTCTTAACCTTTACGGAGGCGATGGCGGCGGTATCGTCAGAGGTGGCGCTGTCAAGCAGCTTGGCGCTTTCAAAATCAATCACATCCGTGGGGTTTACAAAGGCAACCTTGGCCAGCTCTCTAATGACCCGCTCTTGACTTACGCCGGTCCGCTTGGAAAGCTCGGCCATGGCGGTATCTACACGCGCACGAATATTGGCATTTGCTAACAGTCTGCTTGCCTGTTCATTCGCACTCACGGGGCTATATCCTGCCCGGATAGCTGCCTGTGTGGCATTGAGGTCAACCAGGTACTCCTCAACAAACCGCTCTTGCTTTCTTGTCATGGCTCTCACTCCCTTCTCAAAAGAAAAACCCAGCCGATTGACCCGGCTGGGTTTCTGTTTACACATTATTCGCTCTTATCATTATAGCACGGTGGTTTCTCAAAATCTTCCGCTTTTTTTCCGCTCTTTTATGTCTCCACCACACCATACAGGGCAAGGGTAAAGTGCCGCAAGGCGGCGTCCTTTCGCTCATATACCCGCGTTTTCTCCAAACACAGCTCACCACAAAGGCGGTCAATGTTTCCCTTTGCCCGGTGGATGTAAAAGCGGTCAAGCAACAGCTTTTCCTCCTCATCCAGCACTCCCAAGGCCCCGTCAACCAGCTTGACCCAGCGGACGGCATCCTTGCGGGCAAGGTGCAGCTCCTCGCGGCGGGCAATATTGTTGACAAGCATATCCTCCCGTGTGCTGGTGCCCCCAGACACCGGGGTGCTGTCTGTGGTAGCACTGCGGATGCGGGTGGTGTCATCCTCCAGGCGGCGGATTTCCTCGGCCGTCCTGTCAACGCTGGTTTTCTTTGCCTCATAACATTTGAGTTTATCAATGGCCTCTCGTTTCCAGTCCATCATGTAGTCCCTCCCTTGTATTTTTTGATGCCCGCCTTGACTGCGTCCAGTAGGGCCTCCTGCTTGGTAGCCTTTCCGGCTAAAACTTTCATCGCCCGCTCATCCTGGGTGCCCTCGGCAACCAAGTGGATAATGGTAACCCGTTTATTGGTGGAGCCCTGCCTGTAAATGCGGGCGTTGGTCTGCTGGTACTCCTCCAAATTCCATGTAAGCCCAAACCACACAATGCGGTCACCGCCCTCCTGGAGGTTGAGGCCATAGCCTGCGCTTGCGTGCATCAGCATTATGGGGATTTCGCCCTTGTTCCATCTGGCAATTTCCTTTTCGCCCTCCAGTCTGACCGATTGCGGGAAACGCCGCATAATGCGGTCCATATCGTGCTTATAGGAATATATCACCAGCACCGGCCGCCCGTTGGCCTCCTCAATGACATCCTCAAGGGCGTCCAGCTTTGCCTCATGGAGCTCATGCGGGACGCCATCCTCATCATAGACAGCGCCGTTGGCAATCTGCATGAGTTTCCCGGTGACCACGGCAGCGGTGCCGGCGTCCACTATGCCATCCGCAAGGGTCAGCATAGTTTCTTTCTCCATTTCGTCATAGTAGGCGCGGGCTATGTCATCCAATTTGACAATATGCTCCACATCAACCCGCTCCGGCAGTTGGATGTAGTCGGTGGCTTTCATAGATATGCAGATGTCACCGATGGCGGTATAAATTGCCTCCTCTGACCCTGGACGCGGCAGCCACTCATAAACAACATAGCCCTGCCCGTTACCCGGTCGGAAATACTTGGTGCGGTACTTGGTCACCGTGGGCTCCAGCCGCTCACCACGGTCTAAAAGGTACATCTGCGCCCATAGATCAATCAACCCATTGGGGGACGGCGTCCCGGTCAGCCCCCAAAGCCATTTAACCAAGGGGCGCACCATACGGAGCATTTTGAAACGCTTGGCGCTGGGATTTTTGAAACTGGAAAGCTCATCAATTACCACCATGTCAAAAGGCCATTTCCCGCGATACTGCTTTACAAGCCATTGGACATTATCCCGGTTGATGCAATAGATGTCTGCATCCTGCTCCAGCGCCCGCACCCTCTGCGCCGCCGTTCCCAACACCCGGCTCACCCGGAGGTGCTTGAGGTGGTCCCACTTATCGCACTCTCGCGTCCAGGTATCCTCCGCCACACGCAAGGGGGCGATGACAAGCACCTTGCCCACGGCAAAACGGTCATAAATTAAGGCATCAATGGCGGTAAGGGTGATGACCGTTTTGCCAAGGCCCATGTCCAAAAATAGGCCGGCAGCGGGACGCTCAAGCAGGTAGTTGATGCAATACTCTTGGTATGGGTGCGGTATAAACTTCACGCCTCCGCCACCTCCCTCAATAGTCTGTCAACGGCAGTTTTGCTATCTGGCACGATGACCGTAAACCCAAGGGCGCGGAGTTGGTCGTGCCTGTGCTGCTGCTTTTTCCGGGGCTTTTTCCCGGTGTCCTTTGTCTCCGCAAATATGACCCGTCCCCCCGGCAAAAGTATGATACGGTCCGGCACACCATCAAGGCCGGGGGACAGCCATTTGAGGGATAAACCGCCAAGGGCCTTGACCCGTTTGCCAAGATAGGCCTCAATGTCTTTTTCCATCGGTTTCCTCCTTCTTTTTTGCTCGGTTGCCGTGGTTGCCGTGGTTGCCGTGGTGTACTTATGTTCCCCCGCGTGGGGGCGTAGGCGTTACACGGGCGCGCTCTTACGCCTAAATGCCTATTTTTATACTTCTTATTCAACTATCGGCAACCACGGCAACCGCACCCGCTAACGCTTGATATACCTTGCTTTTTGCGGTTGCCGATAACGGCAACCGCACGGCAACCACGGCAACCGTCATTCCTCAACACGGTCAAAGCATTTTTGTGTCCCGTATGGGCCGCTTTTTTGCTTTTTGGGGTTTTCCTTCCACCCCTTCATTTGCCGAAGTATCGCCAACAGCTCATTGGTGTCCTGCCGCTTGAGGTTTCCACTATCCTTCCCAAAGCACTCTTGCCATACCTCCGCAACACATACCCGGTCACGGCGGATGACGCCAACACCCTTGTTAAAATCATCGGAAAGCCACATCCTGCGGTCAGCCTTGTCCTTGTCCGCCCAGTCAGCCGGGAGGAGCGTGTCAAGGTAGGCTTGCACCTCTCCGGCGCGGGGGTCATCCTCGGTAAAATCGCCCTGCTGCTCAATGGCGTAGGCCTCCAGCTCCTTGCCCAAGGTAAGCGGCTCACCCTCCGCATAGCGGGTGCAGGCCTCCGCCCAGAGCTGCGCCACCACATCCGGCGTCAAGTCACCCCACACCGTATGCTTGGGGTCATCCTCGCCCAGCCGTACAGGCCAGAAACGGCGGTTGCCCGTATCATCACGGAGGAAAGCGGAGGAGTTGGTGGTGCCAAAAAATACGCATTGCCGCTTGTGGTCCTCCACACGCCGGCCATAGGGGGCGCGGTAGCTGTCCACCTGCTTGCTGATAAAGTTTTTGGTCACTTCAATCTCGGTTTTCCGCATGGCTGCCAACTCGCCCAGCTCCACCAGCCAAAAGCCTTGGATGCCCTCATAGGCCTCCTTGGTGCCAATGCCCGCGAGGCTATCCGTAAACCAGCCGTTGGACATTCGATTGATGAGAGTGGACTTGCCGCGCCCCTGCGGCCCCGCCAGCACAAGCACATAGTCAAACTTGCAGCCGGGGCGCATGATGCGGGCAACGGCAGCAGTAAACGCCTTACGGGTCACGGCGCGGGTGTACTCGGTATCCTCGGCATTGAGGTAGTCCACCAGCAGGGTATCCAGGCGCTCCACGCCGTCCCACTCCAGCCCCCGGAGGTAGTCCTTGACCGGGTGGATGGTATTGGAGCGGGCCACGCTGCTGACCGCGTCCATGATGCGCTCCTTGCCCGTGATGTGGTACGCCAATTCGATATAGCGCCGGAGCTCGCTGTCATCGGCATCTGTCCAAGCATCGCCGTTGACCGGGTCGGTCACTTCTTTCCACGGCAGATCAGACACGCACACCAGCCGGTCCTTGAAAGCGTTGAACGCCAGAGCGCCCTTGAGCATGATGTCATTGGTGAGGATGATAAAAACATTTTGGATGGTCTGCTCCGGGAAACCGCGCTTGTCGGTGTCCAACTGGGTCATCCATGCGGGGTTTTCGTCCTCCGGGATGTCAAAGTCCTCACGGGCTTTATCAAGCCGCTCCTTTGCCAGCGCCAGCTTGGTCTTGTCATCGGCGCGGGCCAGGTCCACCATGGCGGTGTATGAGGGCATCCTGTTAATGGGGGTATCATCAGCGGCATCCGTGTCCTTATCCCCAAAGAGGTGGATGCGGACAAGGTCAAAGGCATTGCAGAGCCGGCCGCTTATCGGGTCAGTGGCGTGGTTGGAATAAGCAAAGCGCTCATCATCGTAGATGACCAAGCCGCCAGCCGTGGAGCCGCCTGTGTAGGTGTAGCGGTTGGGCATATCGCACTTGGTGTACTTATCCGCCAGAAAGCCCTCAATGGCATCCTCAATGGTGTATGTACGGCAGAAAGCGCCCACAACACCCGGCTTTTCCAGCGGATCACCCTGGTGCTTGGCGGCGTTGTGGCGGACCGTTGCCGCCCTGCTGCTCTCCGGCCAATAGGAGGCGTCCCGCCAATCGGGGTAACGGGCAAGCAGGGTGTCCGGGTCCAACCACGGACCATCAGAAAAGTCAAAGTAATAGTCCCCGTCTGTGCTGGTGCTGGGCCAGTACATGAGGCGGGCCGGTTGGTATGTGGTATCGTCAAAAAGGTCCATACCAAGGTCCTGCGCCAACATCCGCGCCGCTGCCTGGTACTCATCCCCGGTGACCTTGCGTGTCAGAGGGATAAGCAGCCGGAGGCGGGGGTTGTCCTTGGTGTGCTTGTGGGTGGAGTAGATGGCCGCCGCGCACCCATAAAAGAGCGCCACGCTGTCCAGCAGGTCCATGGTGGCAAAGTCTGCATCAAGGGTGAGGATAGAGCGGTGCTCAAGGTTTTCCGCCTTGCGCTTGCCCTGCTTGAGCCAGCCGCCCACATAGCCGCCCACATCCTTAACACCGTCCTGCTTGGTCTTGGACATCGCCCGGTATTCGGCAAGGGTTTCACGGGTGCGGGTGGTTTCTTTGAGCTGGTCAAGGAAGTCACCCCACAAAATGGTCTTGTTTTTCCACTTGGATGCGGTGCGGGATGCACCTGTTGCTATGGTAATGCTACCGTCATTTTGTAATTGCATCCCGTTCCTCCTCCAATTCTCGTTTAGTTAGTAGGCGCATGGTTTCACCGCAACAAGTAGGCCACCCGCAACGGATATACCCTTTGCCCTCTGGTGGGGTCAATCTGATTTCATTACCGCATTTCATGCAGCGCAAAATGCTCTCGCTCAATATGCGGTCAAGGGTTGTATCCATTCTTTTGCGCCTCCTTATGTTTTCATGTAAAAGTCCATCTCATCACCGTCCGCCCGGAGCGGCAGCCCCGGAGCCCACGGCAGAGCGCGGCCCATAATCTCCTGCACCTCATCCAGTGAACCAAAGCCCTTGGGCGTGTCCAGGATGACCTCATCATGCACATGGAATACAATGGGGTAACCCGCCGCGTCCAGCGCTGTCATGCTGTCCCTCAGACAGTCCCGCGCCGTTGCTTGCACAATGTTCTCCACCAGCTTGCCCCCGTAGGTCTTGAGGCGGGCAAAGCTCTTGGTTTCCTGGTTTACCCCAAGGTAGGTGATGCCCTCTTTGTCAAATTTGGGCTCCGGCTCAAGCCTGGGCTGATAATAGGCCAGCCGCCGCCCGGAGGGTAGTTGGATGAACAGATAGCCACCTTGGCAAAAGAACTTGAGGCCATGCCGGAGGGCAACTTTTTCACCCTGCACCGCTCGGATGGCGGCATTTTCAACATCGTACCAATAGCGGACGATGTGGGAGTTAGCATTGCGCCAGCGCTTCACGATGCCCGGCAGGTCCTCCTCCGGGATGCCGCTTTCCAGTGCGCCCATACGGATAAGGGCAGCGGGGCCGCCCTGGTAGCCGCAAGCCAGCGTTGCCACCTTCCCCTTGGGGCGGAGATCAGCGTGGGGGCCGCCTTTCTTGATTTCCAGCTTGGGAACATGGAACATCTGGGAGGCGGTTGCCTCATAAATGAGGCCGTCACCCCTAAACTCCTCCAGCACCCAGCTCTCATTTGCCAGCCACGCGATGACCCGCGCCTCAATGGCGGAGTAGTCGGCCACGATAAAGCGGCAGCCCTCGGAGGGGATAAAGGTGGTGCGGATGAGCTGGGACAGGACGAAGGGCGGAGCACCAAAGGCCATCTCCAGCAGGTCAAACTCCCCGCCGCGCACCAGCTCACGGGCAAGGGCCAGGTCCTTGAGTTTGTTCTGGGGGAGGTTTTGCACCTGCACCAGACGCCCCGCCCACCGGCCGGTACGGTTGGCACCGTAGAATTGGAGAAGATTATGCACCCGGCCATCCTTGCACAAGCCCCGCTCCATGGCCTCATATTTGCTCACGGAGGTCTTTGCCATTTCGGAGCGGATGGTGAGCATCCTGCGGGTACCGGGCTTTTTGGCGGCCTCCATGAGGGCGGGCATGGCCTCTTTGTTGAGGCTGGGGACTTCCACGCCCTCCTCATCTGCCAGCCATTTTTTGAGCTGCGGGGCGCTGTTGGGGTTTTCCAGCCCCGTGATGCGCTTGGCCTCAGACACAAGCCGCTCCGTGTAGCGATTGCTCAACACCTGCGCTTGCCGCATGAGGGTGGTATCAAGATGCACCCCCCGGTCATTGATGCGCTGGTCAAGGTGCCATGCGCGGCGCTCCGCCTCCGGGATATAGAAAGCAGAGAGGCGTTGCCGGATGTCGTTCTCAACATCCACATCACGGATGCAGTACCGCCCGAACAGCGCCCAATCCTCCGGGGCATCATCGGGGCGGTTGCGGGTGCGCTGCCCGTTTGCCTTGGTCGGCTTGCAGGGCTTGCAAAAATAGGTGATGAGGTTTTTGCCCTCGGTCATCTTTTGCTTGTCCAACCCCAGCGCCGCGCCGCAAGCGGCAAGCGTACCGGGGAGGCCCAGGTTGGCAGCCAACACCATGGTGCAGCTCCATTGCTCCGGGGGCATTGGCTCATTAAACCACCGGGCAAGGCAGGTGCGCTCAAATGCGGCGTTGTATGCTGTTTTCAATACCATGGGGTCTGTAAGCAACCGCTTAAACTCCATCATTGAGAGGCTTTCATCCCAAAAGCCAGCGGCGGGACCCTCTTGGGTCATATCAATGAGCTTGGTGGGGGCATCATCCACCTTGTAGGCTATGAGGAGGATGTCAAAGTCCTCCCCCTCGGAGTAGGGGCGGACGCCGCAATCCAACAGGTCAACATTGGAATAGGTTTCAATATCAACGGCCATGATTTTAGGCACTTTCTGCACCCCTCTCCTCAATTTCTCCGGCGTTGCCGAACCGGGCCAGCGTGACCGCTATGGGGTATGGCTCAATCTCGGAGCACCAGAGCGGCGTGATGCCTTCCAGCACCCCCGCAAGCGGAAAACCTCCAGAGCCATCAAACAGGCTGCCCATAGTCGTTGCGCCCAGCGCCGCCATGCCATGGAGCGGAACACGCACCACGGGGAGCGCCACGCCGTTGCCCCACATTTTGTATTCGGCGGCATCGGTGTGGAGCTTGTTAAACCATGCCACCATCTGCTTTTTGGTCTTGTCCTTGTAGGGGTTGCCTGTATCAATCCAGACCATGCCATCAATGTCCTCAACCCGCCGCCAAACCATATAGCAACCCATGAGGTCATCCCACCGGGCGGTGCCCTCCACCTTTGCCTTTTCCAGCAGATCAGCGCACCAAAAGCGGTAAAGCTCATCATCCATGCCCTTGATTGTCGGCAGCTCGCCCCACCAGTCGGGAAAACCCTGCAAGCGGGCGCACTCGGTGGGGGTCAAGCGGCGGACTGCATACTCCTCGGCAATTAGGTCGGTGGCGTCCTTAAAATCCCGGTGTTTTAGACTGGATGCAATACCATCATCGGTGTAATCCCCAAAGCCCTGCATGGTAAAGCCGTGGGCCTTGTTTACAACAAAGGGCTGATTATTGCCGCCTGTGCCAAACTGGGCGGAAACGATGGGGGCAACATCAAGGGGGCCTTTATATCGGGTGTCTTGGCTGTGGTTTTCAAATACGGCAGGAGCACAAACCAACTTCGCCGCCCTCGCCTCGCCACTGTCAAAGACATTAAGGGTGCTGGCTTTATCCGCCTCTTTCCACACCTGCGGCTCATCAGCGGAATGGGGACGGGTGCCTTTTCCAAACACAACGGCCATACCGCCCTGATTGCAACCAGGGTTTCCGCCGTTGAGGTCAAGGGTCTTGGCAACCTCTGCCTCATAGACACCGCTGTGCGGGTTGTCGGATTTCCATGCGTTGCTCTCAAAGGCTCCGATGCCGTAGCACACGGCGGTGTCTGGGGTTTCAGAGCGCAAGGTGGGGGCTTTCTCAGCCTCAAACCCTATGCCGTGTGCCTTTGCGCCCATGCGGTGGCAAAAGCCATAGGCAACGGCGTGGCGGTCAATCGTGTTAAGGGTAAAGCTGACATCCTCATTGACGCCATCGCCCTGCGGACCGTTTTTGTCCGCCCGCCCAATCATTGACCCCTGTAAGGCATAGGACACAACGGGTTGATTATTGCCGCTCATGCCCGCCATTGCGGTGAGGCAGGGGGCTTTGTCATCGGTACGGATTTCCGCCCCACCCTGCTGGGTTGCCATGCAAATGGGGGCTAACCCTCCGCGCTCTGCCGCTCCAGCGCCGCCTTGAGCATTGGGGGTAATTCCTTGCCCCGTTTCTCCGCTCTGCGGAGGATACCCCGGCAGGCCTTGGCACTTAAATAAAATCTCTCCGGCACGGTTTCCTGCAAAATCTGAGACAAGTAGGATGCGACGACGGCGTTGGGGCACTCCGTGGTATTGAGCATCAAGCACCCGCCATGCAATGCTCCATCGTCCACCCATGTCCCGGTATCCTCCGGCTGTCGGCCATCCCTTTGGAGGCATTGAAACAGCGGGGGCTTGCGGCTCTGCGATGGTGATAAAGGCGTTGAGGACGGCGGCAAAGTCTGCGCCGCCGTTGCTTGAGAAAGCGCCGGGGACATTCTCCCAGATTGCAAAGCGGGGGAATAACTCATAGGTATCTAACCTCATTTCCTTAATGATGCGGATGGCCTCACGGAACAACCCAGAGCGCTCACCATCCAGCCCCGCCCGCTTGCCAGCAACAGAGAGGTCTTGGCAGGGTGAGCCAAAGGTGATGATGTCAACCGGGGCAACGGCAGCGCCATCCACATCGCAAACATTTAAGTAGTGTTTCATGCGGTACCACCCGCAATTTCTCCGGCGCAAGCGGCGTATCCCGCCAGATCAACAAAGTTGTCCTCCTTGCTCCCAATAGCCATACGCGCTATTTTTAAGAGCGCCATCATGGCGGCAACATCGCCAGGGGTAATAAAGTCGATGTCCTCAACCTGCTTGAGCTGGGGGTTGGCTGCCCGGAGGTATGCGCCCCACATGAGGCCGATGGTTTCAAAGTTATCCTCCGGCTTGCCATAGTCGTGCTCACGCTCTCCACACACGCAGGTGTGGGCAGCCTCTAAAATCTCGGCTCTATTCATCGTCATCCTCCGTGTCCGGGTCAAAGCCCTCCGGCATTTCGCAAAGGCTCCGTCTGGTACTAAAATAGCGGATGTCCTCAACTTCAAGGTCAAACTTCTTGCCGCACTCTGGGCATACAACCTCATCGGTTTTTCCCTCATCAAACCCATAGGCGTCATAGTCCTCATACGAAAAACCGCAATAGGGGCAAATAACTGTGTTTTCCCGGAACTGGTCACCCCTGTTGCCCCATTCGATTTCTCGCCTTATCCTGGTCTCGCAAGCATCGCAAGTATGGAAAACCCGCTCAATACCCGCTATTGTCATGGCGTTGTCAGTGGGCTCTCCGCAGCTATCGCATACATACTGCATGGTCTTTTCCTCCTTATAGGCAATGCCGCCCCTCCACCGGGAGGCAGAGGGGCGGCATCCGGTTAGTTGTTAGTCCAAATCGCTAAAGTCATCGCCCTCAAAGTCATCGTCAAAATCATCCTCGGCGCGGCTACGGCCGCCCAGAGGCTCACCGTCTGCCACCTTCTGCACATTGTTGAGGCCAGCGGCTACGCCGTTCTGCTTGCCCGCAAAAGAGAAGAAATTGAGCGAAAAACGGCAATAGCATCCGCTATACACCTCGGAGGTGTCCATGATTTCATGCTTGGCCAGGTCCACCACACCGGGCTTGATTTTGCTGTTGGCGTTGAGGAAGTAGCACCCGGCAAAGGCCTCATCATCGGGGCGCTCCTCATCGCCGTCACGGAGGGGGAGCTTGAGGTTGGCGGGCTTTTTGCCCTTCCACTTGGACTTGATACCCTCCTGGGTGGCAGCCTCCACGGCGGCGGCGATCTTCTTGAGGGTCACCTTGTCGCTCTTGGGGATGACCACACAGGCGGAATACTTGAGGGGGTCATCCTCATCCATGTGGGAGGGCTCCCAGATATGGGCATAGGACAGGCGGCACTTGCCAGTGATGACCTTGGTAATGTTCTTGTTATCCATGATGTAAAATCTCCTTTATTTCAATGATTGATAGAGTGTTTGGATTTTGGCGGCGCGGGTGTGCGCTGCTTTGGCGGCTTTCAGCCGGGTGGTGAGGGTCTGGTTGGCTCTCTTGTCTTTGCTGTTGGTGGGGCGGTATTTCCACCCGTGGGTGTATTCCAGCGAGGCAACACGCCACGCCTCTTTTGTGGCGGCAACGGCGGTAACCATGTGCTCCTCCAGCACCTTGCAAGCATCCTCGTTGCGGTAGTCGGTCAAAGCCAGCTTAAACAGCTTGCGGATATTCGCCAGGGTCATATCCGGCAGCCGCTCCAGCACAATGACCGCCTCAAAGGTACCGTTGCGGATGGTGATGGTGTCATCCATAGCGCCCTCCTCAAGTAGCGGGGGCAAGCCCGCCCTCATCGGCAAAGTCCTCGGCTGCCTTGGCGGCGGTGTTCAATTCGGGGCGTTTATCGCTTTCCGGGACCAGTGTGGGCGCTCCCGTGGGCTTTTCGATGAGGCCGCCCACCAGCTCCGCCAGCTTGACCTTGCCCACCAGTTTCTCCATGGCGGTGATGCCAAGCAGCTCCTTGGGCTTGTAGATGTCAGCAGTGGGGAAACCGGCCTTTTTGAGGCGGGTGGCAATGGCGTGTTCATTGGTATATTTGCGGTTGGCTCTACCCTCCACCACCTTGAAACCGGGGTAACGCTCACCGTGGTTGATGGCGGCATCCTGCGCATAGGTCTTGACTTGGTCAGCCCAGGCCAGCAGACCCGGCAGCCGCTCCAGCACATCCGCAATCTCAACATTATCCATGAGGGCGGCGTCCGCAAACTCCTTAGCGGCAAGCTCCATCTGGTACTCTGCCCGCGCCTTGCAGGTAGCGCCCACCTTGCACCATTTGCATTGGTGGTCACCGGGGTTGAATGGGCCAACCCCGTCCCATGCCATTTGCGCCCTGGGCTTGAGGATGCTGTCCGCCCACTCCGTTAGGCTTTCGTTGGAAAGCATGGCGGTGGAAATGTTATCAATGCGCGGCTGGTATATGGTCATGCGGATGGCCTTGATGTCATAGCACCAGCCAAACTCCAGCAGACACCCCAACCCGTAAATCTTCATTTGGGGGTTGTCCTCCGCGCTGACCGGGACGCCGGCACCATACTTAAAATCAATGACATCCATGATGCCGTCCGCAATAATTACACAGTCAGCCGTGCCAAAGCCCTCCGGCACATAGGTGGACACATCAATCTGCTGCTCAATGAAAATGAGGGGGTCACCGCAACGGCTCTTTGCATCCGCCATGCGCTCCCCGATGAAAGCCACATAGGCGGTTATGTACTCCATCATGGTGTTGTTGAAAAGCGGGTTGCTCATGGCCTCGGCCAGGCCCGCCGCTGTGTCCTTGCCCTCAAAAAAGGCTCTCAAGGACAGCTCTGCAAGGCGGTGGGCAAGGGTGCCCTCATCGGCGTACACGCTGCCCGTGTCTGCCACGCCCTCCTCAAGTCGGGCGCTGGGGGTGCATACCATCCAGCGGTGAGCGCCGGAGGGGCCAAGCAAGGCATGAACATCAGGCATCCAACTCACCCAGCTTTCCCATAAACACCCCATAGTTGTCCGGGGACATGGAGGTCATGCCAACCTCGCCCATGCCGTCCAGGATGCGCTTGACCGTGTCCTTGCCGTGCTTTCTGGCCGCCTCTACTCCAGCGGCGCGGATGACCTCAAGGGTCAGCTTTTTAGGCTTTTCGGGTGTGGGGGCAACTTCCGTCTCTGCATCTTCCGAAACAGCAGAATTGGCGGCCGGCACAGTTGTGTCTGTGACCCTCGCGGTGGCAGCATCGTCCACCTTTTCCTCGGCATGGGTGGCGGGAGTGGTAGGGTTTGCGGCGCTCTTAACGGCCTCCGGCTCTGCGGTCGTCTGAGGGGCTGGCTTGTCCTTCTTGACCGCCTTGGGAGCGCTCACAGGGGCGGAGGGCGCTGGTGCGGCCATCGTATGGGTCAACTCGGTTAAGTCCTTCAGCGCCTCGGCGGCGGTGTCGGCGGTAATTCTAATTTCAATCATCTTGCAATTTCCTTTCGTAACCCCTATAATGGGGGTGTAGTTGGTTAGCGCTTGCGCTTTCCGCGCCGTCCTCGGTAGTTGTGATACCGGGGGCGGTTTTCTTTTTCCCGGCGCTCCAGGTGGTTGCCAGCAAAGACCAGCACACCCGCCACGCCGATGCACAGCCCCGCCCGGACCATAAAGCCCGCTGGGCCGTAGGTGTCCATGATGCTGTCCGCACATAAGGCGGTGCCAAAGATGAGGATGACGGCAATGCCGTAAACGGCGTTTACCAGCCGTTTCATACCGCCACCCGCCTTATCTGGCCGGCAACGGGCTTGTCCTCTGCGGCGGTGATGCCGTCCGCGAGGAAAGCAACCACGGCGTCCACATCCACCAGCTTTTTACGCCCCACCGGGACAACCGGCACCTTGTTGGTATTGATGAGGTAACGGATATAGTGCAGGGTTACCTCCGTTGCGGGGTCCTCCGCTTTGATCTCTGCCAGGACGCCCGCCGCTGTTCTCATTCTGGGTAAAGCCATTCTGCGGTCCTCCTGTCCTGTTTATGGGTCTGTGCGTGTGGTATCCTCAAGTAAGGATGCAACCGGCACCCCCAGCTCTCCGGCCAAGCTAACCAGAGTTTCCAGCTTGGGGCTTGCACCGTTTTTCCATGCCGTGACCAGGCAGCTACTCAAGCCCGCCGCCGTGACGACATTTGTCGGACTTCTGCCGGCCTTGTCGCATATCCGCTGAAAATGAGGATAAAAACCAGATGCCTTCTCCAAAAAATAAACACCTCCCCCTTGACGAATTTTCAAAGCCGTGCTATATTCTATTTATAGAATTTAAGCGAATATTAACTCGACTTTGCGAAACCCCCGATTTTGCAAGGTGGGCTTTGCTGTTCGCAAAATCGAATTTCTGTAATTATAATAACTCGATATATCGAACCTGTCAAGAGGGAAAAACTCGATTTTTAGAATTTTTATTTTTTTGGAGGAAACTACAATGTTTATCGACAACCTTAAAGTGGCCTGTGCTCAGAAGGGGACAAGCCCCACGGCGCTGCTAAAGTCCATGGGCATGAGCTCCTCCAGCGTAACAGCGTGGAAAAAAGGGGTGGAACCATCCCTTGGCACGGTGTACCGCATAGCCAAGCAACTTGAGGTAAACCCGGCCGCCCTGCTTGAGGGCTGGAGCACAGCCCGCCTTGATGACTACAATGCGGGTTACACGGATTGCATGGAGGAGGACTGGGCAGGGGACAACAAAAAAGCGCCCACCCTTACAAAGAAGGATGAGCGCGACATTGCCCGTGACCTGGAGACTATTATGACCAAGCTGGAGGACGGCGGCGATATGATGTTTGACGGCAACCCCATGACCGATGAGGCGCGGGAAAGCATCATGGCTGCCATGAAATTGGGCTTAGAGGCGGCTAAAGCAAAGAACAAAGAGCGGTTTACGCCCAAGAAGTACAGGAAGGAGTAACCGCCCATGGAGATAAAGGCCCTTGCCAGCAGGGTGGCGCGGTACCATGGTACCCGTGACCCGTTCCGCATTGCCGCCGCTCTTGGGTTTATCATCATTGACACCCCGCTTGATGGCATCCGTGGGTATTACCAATATATCCATCGGTGTCATATCATCTATTTGGATAGCGGATTGCCAGAGCAAGAGAGGCGCTGGGTCTGCGCCCATGAGCTGGGGCACTATTACCTGCACAGAGGCCTCAACCGCATTTTCATGGACACGCACACCCTCATGGTAACAAGCCGATACGAACGGGACGCGGACCGTTTCGCGGCTGACCTGCTTTATTCGGATGACTTCTTGCAGGACTTCCTTGGGTGCTCATACCTCACTGTTGCGGAAAGCCTGGGGTTGTCCGATGAGGTAGCAGAGTATCGCATGGGCACCTTGTTGCCCGCCAGTTAATTAACCGCGATAGCGGAAAAGGAGAGATATAAAATGATTGATTTCCAAAATGCCTCGTTTCTCAAGTTGAAACCCACCGATGACAGCGCCTTTTCTTCCATGCTTTCCCCAATGTTTGTGCAGGATGAGAGCATCATTGGCACTTTCCAGAGCATACGGGACGGTGTAGTATTCACGAACAAGCGCATTTTTGCCATCAATGTGCAGGGCCTTACAGGCAAGAAAAAGGATTTTACATCCCTGCCATATAGCAAAATCCAAGCATTTTCTGTGGAAACCGCTGGAGTGCTGGACATGGACAGTGAGCTTGAGCTATGGTTCTCCGGCATGGGCAAGGTCAAGTTTGAGTTTATCAGCAAGGCGGATGTATCCGGCATCTGTCGCATGATTTCTGAGAAGGTCCTGTAAAGCCCCGGTTGCCGTTGCCGATGGTTGCCGATGATTTCTATAACCTCTCGCGTGTGGAGTATTAGGCGGGTGCGCCTTGCGCCTATATGCCTATTTTCCCTAATACAAGGGTCTTTATAGTTTTATCGGCAACCACGGCAACCGACATGGCTAACGCCGCATAATTTCAAGATTTGCATGAGTTGCCGATAACGGCAACCATACGGCAACCACGGCAACCAAAATAGAAAAAGGCCGCCCCGGTGCTACCAACACCAGAACGGCCAGAGCAAAGTCCCCAGTCATCACACCAAGGCACTTTTGCGCCCTTTTATTGTAGCATAAGCGCCGCAAAAAAGGAAGGAGTTTTTATTGTGGCAACCATCAAACAGCAGGGCAAGGGGTATAAAATCACGGTATCCCACGGCTATGACATCAACGGCAAGCAGCTCCGTGACCACATGACTTGGACACCGGAGCCCGGCATGACCAAGCGGCAGATTGAGAAGGAGCTGAACAGGCAAGCCACGCTCTTTGAGGAAAAAGTCAAATGCACCACCACCCATGACGGCAATATCCGCCTTAAGGAGTTTACGGACCGTTTTCTCAAGGAATACGCCTACCCAACACTAAAGGCAAAAACTGCCTACGGCTATGAAACGAGAATGACGGATGTCAATGAGGCGTTAGGCCATATCAAGCTCAAGGACCTCAAGCCCGGTCACATCGCCGCCTTTTATTCCAACCTCCAAGAGGTGGGAATGCGCCGGAATGAATACGCCACCCCCAAAATAGACTTTGCCGTCTGGCTGAAAGAGCATCACACTACTATGGCGGCGCTGTCCAAAACAACTGGCCTGTCCTTATGGGTATTTAAGCAGATGAAAAACGGCCACACGATTGCCAAGGATTGCGCCCAGATCATTGCTCCCGCTATGGGTACTGAATACGACAAGGTATTTGATACAAAGCGGGATATGACCCCACTGGCAGCCGGCACCATACACACCTACCACCGTGTTCTTTCCGCCGTTCTGTTTCGTGCAGTCAAGTGGGGGTATATTCAGAGCAATCCGGCATCCCGTGCGGACCTGCCCAGCATCGCCAACCGAAAAGCGGCGTACTTGGATGAGCCGGATGCGCGGCGCTTGCTGGAGCTGTTGCGGGATGAGCCTGTCAAGTGGCGCGCCATTATGACCTTTGATCTGCTTTCTGGCCTCCGGCGCGGGGAGCTTGCGGGGTTACGGTGGCAGGATGTCAACTTTGATGACCAAACTATTGCCATCTGCCAGACCTCCAATTATCTACCCACCAAAGGTGTCTATGTGGACACCCCCAAGAGCGCCACATCCAACCGCCCGCTCCGCCTTTCGCGGTCTGCTTTCCTCCTGCTGCTGGAATACAAGGAGTGGCAGGATGCCCAGCGGGACAAGCTGGGGGACGCTTGGCGGGATGAGGACGGGCGTGTGTTCACCGCCGATGACGGGGCCCCCATGTTCCCGGACAGCATAACCCAGTGGTTTTCTAAATTTGTAAAGCGGACAGGTCTGCCCAAGGTGACCGTCCACTCGCTGCGGCACACTTACGCCAGTCTCATGATTGCAGACGGGACGCCGCTGGTGGTGGTATCCCACCAGCTTGGTCACGCCCAGGCCAGTACCACCGCCAACATATATGCCCATGTCATTGCATCGGCGGAGGCAAAGGCCGCCCAGACCTTTGACCGCTTCAATGATATTGTTGCCCCGGAGGCAGATGACCGGCCCGCGCCGGAGGAGCTGCCCAAGAGGGTAGAGAAAATAGGGTGA